AGCAACAGTTACATCCTCTCTGTCGTCAGGTTACGTAATACGACCTTCTCGCTGTGCAGCGAAAATGTCGCGCTCGATCCGGTCACGCTCCTGCTCCCGCCCCCTATACAGACCTTTCCGCACATCGTCAAAGAACTTGGCGACATCTGTGCGAGTGTAAGGCTTGGCTGCATTACCAGTTGTGGTACCAGCAGCTGTGCGCCCACGCCCGGGTGCGATCTGTTTTTCGAGTTGAGTGGCAGCTACGTTCCGAGTTTGTTGGGCAACAGAATTACCATTCAGCGACTGCCACGTACGAAAGAAACCTCCGACACGACGGGCGTCGAGCTGGTTCTGCGCGCTGTCGAGGTACGTCTGCCGGGTCATGCCGGACAGCGGGTCGACTTCGAGCAGCCAGCTGTGGAAGTTCTGGTTGGCGTTGATCTCGCGCCAATCGGGGACTTCCGCCGACAGTTCCGTCCAGAACATCTGCTCAGCATTCAGCGCCTGTCGCTGTACAACGCTCTCCACCTTGGGGACGACGTTGTTCTGGAGTTGGGCAAGCGACCGTCGCAGCTCTGCGACTTCTTGGTCACGCCCCGACATCTCCTCACGAGCTGCGCGGCGCATGACTTCGATCGAATCCCCGTAATCCTCGACGTCCTTTTCGGTGATGAGCTTTGCCGCGGCCACCTGTGCAGGCGTGCTTGCCTGCTGGGGTGCGGTAAGCGACGCGATCAGCTGTTCGAGCTGACCGAGACGTTGGCTCAACTGGTTGTTCTCCGCCCGAAGGCGAGTGGTATCAGCGTTGTACATCCCTTGCAGGGAGCGCCAGCGCTGTTCGTAGGTCTGGTCTTCGTTCGTGGTGCCGGATCGCCCTTGCTCGGTGGACGCCGGCTCAGCTGCAGCTTCTCCTGCCCCGTTGGCTGCCGTGGTCTGTGCGGCCGGAGCCTCCACCTGCGCTGCAGGCTCGGAGTTCAGGTCTTCGTACAGCTTGGCAACAGCCTCAGACTGCCTTTGAATTTGCGCGGGAATGGCCATTTAGACGCTCCTCTCGGGTGTGCGTGATTGGATCAGCTGCCCCTGCGGGGCTGTGCTGCTAAGTCAGGGGACTCCGTCATGAGCCTGTGCAGCTCCGACAAGACCTGACACCGCCCCTGAGCAAGTGCCACGGTCTGCGGTCCGACGTTGGGGAGCCGTTCAAGCTCCGAGGTCCGCCACTCTCCCAACCATTCCAAGATGATCGGGTATTGGCGGACGCTGACTGCCAGCGCGCGGACTACTTCGGGGGAGACCTGCTTCACTGCGGGCCTCCGTTTATCAGATTGGTCCCGCCAGCGGGTGCGCCGGCAAGATCAGTGTTCTCCATGGCAGGCTGACCGCCACCGGGTGCCGGCATCGGTGCTGCCGCAGCCATGCGCTTCTGCATGCTGAGCTTCTCACGCGACGGGATGATGTCATCCACGGGCATCTGCAGCCCCTTGGCGACCTCGCGCAGCAGCGCCGCACGCCCCTCGGGCCCGATGATGGCGATGTCGAACTCGTTGGCCGTGGCGTTGAGGAACTCCACGCGGCGAACGTTGACCGTCTCTTTGACCGCAAGGTTGACCGCTCCCTTGGCCACGACCTGCGCATCGCCCTTGATCGACTCGTCAGGGTCGTAGCGCATGTTGTAGACGAACTGGCGCTGCACGATGGTCTTGAGCACGTCGTTGTCGATGTGCATGACCACCTGCCGAATGCCCTTGCCCGCGGAGCCCATCAGCATAGACAAGCCCGACGCTGTGCGCCCTGCCCCCTGCACGTTGGTGTCGCCGTAGATGTAGGCAGGGATGCCGCTGTGGTCATCAGCCATGCGCGAGAAGCGGTCGTAGACCCCCACCAGCGTGTTGGCATTGTCGTTGGGCTGGTTGAACCGCACTGCCGGCGCAGACGACCCCAGAGGGTCGTTGAGGACCTGCCATATTTTCCACGGCTGCATCTGCGTGATGTCTTCGTTGGGCGGCAGGCGCTCTAGGTTGACCTCGACCTGCGGTCCCGAGGCGATTGCCATGTTGTTGACCAGTGCCCGGGCTGCCGCGTTGCAGACGCCCTGAATGTCCTCGATGATCTCGGGGATGCCCTTGCCCCAGAAGGCGCCGGGCTGCTTGATGAACGATGTCTTGGCGTAGGGCTTCTCCCCCAGCGGGTCGTAGTTCAGCACAGCCTTGATGACGTAGTTCCCCACGGCCCAGACGTTGGCGTCGTACTCGCGGTCCTCATCGGGCACTTCTTCCTCAGTCATGCCCCACTCGCGCAGCATCCGGCCGCTAACCTTGCCCCAGAACTCCAGCGTGTCGTAGACCTCAGTGGGGCGGAGCTCTGTGTGGAACTTGCGCTCCTCCTCCTCGCGGGAATCCTTCTGCCACTCCTGCACCCACGACTGGGTGTTGCCCACTTCGAGCACTTTGCGGATGGCTTGGTCGTCATACCCCGGCACACCGATCAGGTCAGCCATCTGGGTGCGCGTCATCTCGTGGTACTCGAAGATGTAGCCATCGTTGATCCGGGTGATCCCCGGCTCGGGGTAGATGTTGAATGGACTGACGCGCTCGTACTCCGGCGCGATGCGCTCGCCCGGTTGCAGGCTCGTGCCCTCCCACTTGAGGTAGCGCTGGCGCCGAACGATCGGCCCCTTGACGAAGGCTGCTGGGAACGTGACGAGGTCCGTGATGAACTCGTTGAACGCATCAGCCCACCCGCCTTGGGCGAACTGGTCTTCGATCTTGGTGTGCATCCGGTCGACGCGGTTCTGGGCCGCCTGCAGAATCTTGAACCGGAACTCCTGCGCAACCGTCTCCTTGAGCTCAGCGAGCTGGGTTTTGTTGGGCGCCTGACCAGAGGCTTGCAGCACCTCCATCACGCGCTCTGCGAAGGCCAGCTGCAGCTCCTCGGACTCCTTCGGAGACAGGTCCGGGATGGCAGTGGGGGTGAGGTCCCATGGAGGCGTGCCGCTGTCGAGCAGGATGTCGCGCAGCCAGCTCTCGGCCGCCCGGCACTTGACCTCCGTGATCATCATGTAGACCTCAGAGCCACCCTGCGCCTTGATCTGGGAGAGCTTGTCCGCCTCGTACGCACCATTGCGCTGCCGCATGGCCTTGAGCATGATGTCGGTGATAGGATCGCGCGAGATGCGTGCAGCATCCCAGCACTGCTTCAGGTGGGCGACGATGCCCAACATGATGGGGCTGCTCTGACGGGCGGCAAGATCGCGCTCAGCCTGCTCACGCTCCTCGCGAACAAGTTGTGCATTACCGACTACGCGAAGGATCGTCAGACCAGCCATGAGTCACTCCTTGGCGGAACCATACAACAGTTACACTTCCGCGTCTACTGGCGGAACTGTCAACCCCATAGCCACCAATGCTGCCAGCCCATCCATGCCGCCGATAGCGGTGAGAACCCCCGGCACAGCCGAGAGGGCCTCTGTGCTGAACGCTAGAGCAGCTTGAGCACGTTCTGCGGCTACCATATCGATTACTTCAGTAGTGTCCCAGAGAGGGCGCTGTAGGGGTGCCTGCGCGAAGATGACCCACTCGTCTCTGGCTTCAAAGGAGGCTGCTGCATAGGGGTTGCCTTGGGCATCTACCCAGTTCAATCCACGATAGGTTTCCCCATCAGCCTCAGAGAACCCAAGGCACATGGCGTACTGGTTGGCATCAGAGACAAGTAGTTCAGGACAAGAGCATGTAATACGCATCAATATGCTCCCGTCTTTTCATTAACAAAAGTCTCAGTAGAGTAGATAGCCCCAGCGTTTAGGTTGGCACCGAAGCGGACGATCAGGTTATAGATTTGACCGTTGAAGGGTACGGAGGCTCCAGCACGACGACCGATGTAGATTGGGTATGCAAGGAAGTTACCTGTGCCTAGGTCGACAGTGCTATTTGTTCCTGCAACGCCGTTTCTACGAATTGTAGTCAGGTCGCCAGCAATGTCGTGTGTTGAAGACAAGACTGCTTGGTCAGGGGCGTCTCCAGTATTTGTTGTGGCAATATTGGTTGTAAAAACACCCCCAGAACCCCTACTAGATGATGAATATCTATTTGATACGGTTGGATCAGGTCCCGTAACAACATAAAACGATCCGGTGTTGGCAATAATATTGGCACTTAACTCTACCAAGATACCACTTGCAGCATCACTAAGCTTCCGAACCCCAGCAAAGACCTGAACCTTATCAATCCCCGGTGTAATAGTAGGGGTAACAAGGAAGTCGTCTACACCATCAAAGGACAGATACGACAAGGACTGCACCCCGGATTCGGTTACGTCATATTGTGTGGTAACGCGCTGATAGGCTGTGGCGGTGGAGCCGAGTTCTAGTTGAATGTTGCGGATGATGATGCCATTTGTGCCGCTTGCCGTTGCTTGTGTTGAGCCGTTGGCATCACAGCCCCCAGCATAGATAAATAGGTTAGTCACAGTTTGGGTAACGGTGCAGCGATAATATCCGCCGCCAACGTTAGTAATTGTCGCGGTCAGGCCAGAGCCAACAGTTCCTACTGCCCCAGTGGACAGGTTGAAGTACCCAACGACGTTGCCCTGCGCCCCATAGAGGTACAGAAAGTTAAGCCCTGACGCCTTGGCCTCAATGCTGATTGTGTGGGCTGCTGAAGATACAGCACCTAAGCTGCGTTCAACACCACGCAGGGTTCCCGAAGTTAAGGGGTAAACTAAATCAGCCACACCGTCTGCGTTTGCCGTTATCGCGCTGTTTGATTTCGTCCAGTAACTGTCGTTGAACTCCTCCGTTCTCGTCAGCAAATTCCTCCGACCACCCAGAGGCACGATACCATAGGTAGGACGAGAAGCAGTAGTGGCTTGGGTGGCGTGATTGCCGGGGAGTTCCTTGACGGAGATGTTGTCAAACTCTACGGCTTGCTCAAAGTTGTATAAGTAAAATTGACCTGAAACGGGCGCAAGAAAGTAAACCGTCTTTTCTCCTTCGCCGTTAATGTAGCTCCCGCCGTTGGCAAAGTTGTCTACGCCACTCCATACACCGGGAATAGACCAGTTTGCAGCGCCTGTTCCCACACCCGCATACTGGCTCCAAGTGATCTTGTACCAGCGCCCAGCGACCATCGAAGATGTGGTATTGCTAAGTCGCTTAATTGAGTCAGCGTTTGCCGCAATTGCGCGACCATCTGAAAAAGTCCAGCTTCCCGATACTTGAGTCCATCCAGTGCTGCCTGCACTGAAATCCCCATTCGTCACCAACTCCGACCCCAGCACCAACCCCTTGGACTTATCCAGCAACAGAGCAACAGTCTGACCCGGAGTGGTCACAGGGGTAGTACCTGCGGTGTCTTGGAACATAGTGGTCAGGTCGGAGGGATCGTACCAGACGCCGGGTTCAGAAGCAGCAAACAAGGATACAGGGGAGAAGACGGTGGCTACCGTCCCCATCCGGCGCAGTCGGTTAAGGACAGCCAGATCAAACCCCATTCGAACCCCGCAGCACCATGATGACGGACAGGCCAGTGCCCGAGCCCGAGGCGATGGACGGGCGGATGTAGGCCGCCGAGAGCGAGAGCTCGCGATACCCAGTCGCCGAGAAGGTGATGTCGGTCCCCAGCAGGTCCTTGGCGGTCACCCAGTTGGTCCCGTCGTTGCTCACCTGCATCGTGATGACAGAGCTGCTGAACGTCCCCACCACCTGCACGGAGGCTGCGAGGCCGTACTGCTGGGTCAGGGTGAAGGCGTCAAAGGTGTCGCTGGCAGCGATGCCGCTCCAGATGACGCGCGGGACTCCGCGGATGTCCGGGTTGAGCGCTGGGGAGATCAGTGGCATGGGGCACCTCACACATAGCGCGGCTCGGACGGCTTGCTGCGCGGGTTGACTTCACATCACAATACACAGTCCGTACCACTTGCGCAAGAAAAACCCCGCCGGGGGTGGACCGGCGGGGCAAGTCAAGCAGGCAGGCGGTGACTGGGAGGAGCCAACCGTAGGTGTGACCTCTGTATCATGCCCAACCACGGGCGTCAACTCTCTTGATCTCGCGTCTCTGGTGCAGCAGTGCACCACTGTCGAGGCTGCCAACGTGGAGGCAGAAGTAGCTGATCGCGTCACCAACGTGGCTGTGCTTGCCCGCATCACCTGTCTTCTCCAGCCCGTCGCCGTTCTTCTTGAACCGGTACCCACCCATCATGGCCGCCTTGACCCGGTTGCAGCTGGGGTCCACGAGGAACCCGGGGTCGCCGTCAACCTGCCGCATGAGGTAGTCGTCCACGGCCGCGATCCGCGCCGTGATGCTGTTGGTCCGCGCCGGGATAACCCGCAGCCCTTCCGCCTTGATGATGTCGATCGCGCTCCGCTCGTCGGTCTGCGCCCGCTGGATGCCCGCAGGGTCGACCACAACGATCACCGGCGCCCCAGCGAACCTCTCGAACAGCAGGGGCTTCAGCACCGTCCTGACGAAGCGCTGGACCCCCATGTCGTAGCTGACCGCCTCTGCCATCACGAGGGCCCTGCCACGCGGGTCCTGCTGCCCTATCACCGCGGCCGGGGTGAGGCCGAGGTCCATCCCCACGATCACAGGACGGGTGCCATTGACGAAGGGGCGCAGGGCGGCCTTGGCCATGTGGTAGTCCGGACGGAAGTACTTGAACACCGGCGTGCCGGCCAGCGACAGCCCGTACTCCCCGTCGATGAAAACCCGGATGTACTCCTCCGACCGGCCTTGGGTGTCGTAGTACCCATCCGGCAGGTTCTCGATGTTCTCGGCGTAGGGGCTCCGCCCCGACGGCTGCTTGAAGACGTCCCAGCCGTTGTCGTTGGCCGAGACTCCGTCCTTGGGGTCGATCTTCTCCATCTGGTAGAACCACCACGTGTCCATGGTGGGCGGGTTGGTGTCGGCCCACATCCCGTGCCACGTCGCCCCGCCATCCTTGGCGGAGGGGAATCGCCCGATGCGCTTGGACATGGCGTCCACGATGTCGGGGTGGATGTCCCGGCACTCGTTGAACCACGCGAAGGTCAGTTCGAGCGAGTTGAGGTTGGCCACGTCATCCGCGTCATCCAGCGCGCGGAACATGATCTCGCACTCGATGTCGCCCACCTTGAAGAAGTAGGTCTTGGTGGTGCGCATGAAGTGCCCGCAGACACCAGATGGGAACCAGTCGAGGAAGGTTTTGATGGTGGTATCCGACAGCTGGCGCACTGTTTCGCGCACCACAGCGCAGCGTGTCTTGCGAATGCCCTGCGCATTGGGCTCCTGCTGCGCTGCCCGGCGTATGATCTCGAAGCAGCATGCCACGCTCTTGCCGGAACCGACGGGACCCATGATCGCGCGCATCCGGACGTCTGAACCCATGAATCTGGTCACGGTTGGGGTCGGTGTATAGGAAATATCAAGCGGCATTGTAGATAAACACCGTGTAAATGTGCCCACCGGGCTTGGGATTGGCGACGCGCGCGGTGCGGTAGGACTGATTACCCCCTGCGAGGGTGGCAATGAGTGCCTGCAGGGCAAAAAGGGTGTTCACCTTGCGAATTTCAATAGTCTTCGACGACATCGGCGTCCTCAATGGCTGGCGGGGTGTGTTTTGCGGTCACATCGAGGGTCTGACCACCCAAATTGATGGTGATGGTGACTCCTCCTGCCCCGCTACCGCCTTCTTCCTTCGGTGGGGTCTCTAGCCCTCCCCAGCGCACCGTCGCCTTGATCAGGTCGGCCTTCACCGCGGGGCTCACAATGGGGTCATGGATGAGAATCCATGAGGTCCGGAGCAGTTCTTCGGCCTGTGCGCGTGCCTTGACCCGAAAAGTGAGGCCCTTGGTGCGCACTTCTTCCCTGAAGGCCTCGACCTTCTTGAGGAAGTTGGCGTCGTTCTTGAATGTGAGGAGATCACTGGCGTCGTACTCATGCCGATCCAGAAGCTCGTCGAGCTTTTCCCCGCTGCCTTCCATGAGGAGGGCGAGATCGAAGGCGAAGCGATCGGACCACTTGGTCTGGACAGGGCTCATGAACATGAAGCGATGGTACCTCTTGGGGGTGGGGTCGGTCAAGAGTGTAAAGATTTGGTTTTTGGGCCGGGAAAATTTTTGGATCGGTTGATGGCGGGGGTGCTATAAAGTGGACGTGTAGTGTACGGATAGTGTACAAATGTAAAGATTGCTATTTTTGGGTCTTGGGATGTGGGGTTTACCATTATACGGGGGGCATGCGAATACTCTGTCCAACCCCCCACCCCCCTATGCCTGCGCGCATAATGCGCGCGTGCGTCTTATCCTATGATATAAAGCGATTCTGCCCTATGTGGCGGCGAATTTGACAAGCGCATCGCCCCATGCCATAAAGGGTCATCGAAACAGCAAACGACCGCTGGATCGACAGGGTGAGACCCCGACGCTCTTTGACATCGCTAGTCGCCATGGGTTTATGGCGTGGGAATTGTGCTGGGCCTAGATGGTCTGGGCCTAGCATTTATCCCACAAAGGAAACCACGTATCATGGCAATGTTTGCAATCGAACCCGTCACGCTGACAATCAAGCTGACCGTCACCAAGGCCACGGAAAACGGTCTGCTGGGCGGCGTGACCGCGGTAGAGGTTCTGTCCGCCAATGGCGAAACAGATGCACGCTTCTACGGGTTCGCTGACTACCGGGGCGGCATGGTCCTTAACTTCAAAGCGGACGGCCGCCCGGCCAAAGCAGTGAAGGCCGACAAGCCGACGCCCAAGGCCCTGACCGCGGCGCAAGTCGCCGCTATCCCGGCCAACGGCACCAAGCCCACCAAGGGCAAGGGCAAAGCGGCTCCGGTCGCTCCGGCACCCGGAGCCCCTGCGGCGCCGGCTCCGGATATGGCCGCGATGTTCGCCGCCTTCCAGCAGTTCATGGCTGGCCAGAAGTAAAAACGAGGCGGGCTGCAAGGCCCGCCCCACCTCTCACATAGGAATGTAAAGATGACCAAAGAATCTGCCGCCGCGCGGCGCGATCGCCAGACCAAGATTGACGCGCACGTATCCAAGATCGGGCAGAGGGCCGCGCAGCGGTACCTTGACACGCACGAGTCGCCCAACTCGGGCAACATCCGCGAGTGGATCGCGGGCGCCATGTTCGCCACGCTGATGATCTTACTCGCCACGATCCTACTCGCACTGTAAACCTAACCCGCCCGGCTAACCCCGGGCGGGCTTTTTGTTGTCTGCTTTACACCTTTACACGTAGCGCTTGCGTGCCGTTTTGTTTGCTCGTTTCACTCGCCATACGTCGGGGGCCTGTAGCTTGTACATGTAAACGCGCAGTATCTTTACACACTACAGTCGGGGGGCTGCGCACCTTTACACCTAGTAGTGTAAACTTTACACCCTGTAAGTGCTTGATATTAAACAACTATCTGTTTTCGCTTTACACCATCTTTACACCAAAGGTGTAAAGATAAGATGGTTGGTATCTTTACAGAAAAGTGGAATGTCCAATGAAACCAATGAGTTGCGGGGTGTAAACCAAAGGGTAGTAGTAGTAAAGTATCTCAATAATATATAAAATACATGTTTTTTTTGATGATACGTGACGGAAATTGCAATTAGGTCAGCATTGCTTACTTTACACCTTTACACTCCAACGCCGGCCTCACAATTTAGGGGGGGTCTCTCCTAAAAAATCGTAGATTTTACAGATAGTGCTTCGGAAATCCCAATGATTACAGGCACTTAGACTATCTATTTTTCAGTTTCGTGTTAAGATATTTTGTCTTGCAATCGGCCCCATTTGTAGATAGTAGGTGGTTTACACACCACTGGAGACCACGACATGGACCATCAACTACTCCGCCAGACCTTGGCGAACGCCATAACCCGCATTCCCTACGACTCTACATCGCCGGATGTTCTCGGTATATGCAAGGCGTGGCGCGATGACATACGCACAATGTCAGATGACATCGGACTGCCCCCGGCCGGCTGCGTACTGATACACTTGGATAAGACAAAGTGGTATGGTCCGGGTAATGTAAAGTGGCTGCCTTTACATATGCTACCGAGATTCCGTAGGGATAACCCGACTCTACGAGATTACTACGCCCGTACAGTAGTAGTTCTTGGTACACCCATACCCAAGAAACGAGGGGTAGCGTGAGTAATAACGCGCACCGCGCGCGCCCAAAAACCCCCCCTTACCCCCCCAAAACTTGACAACCGAAATCGGATCGGCTAAGTTTTTGGGGCTGGCCGATCATCACCGAAATCGATCTGGTCCAGCCGACTTCCCAATCTTAACACACAAATATGGACTATCACCATGACCAACTGGACCAAACTGGCCGACCTCTCCACCAAACTTAACACCAAGACCAAGTCTTTCCTGACTGTGGTTCCCTCGGTCCGTCCTTACATCAGCCAGAAGGACGCCGTCTATGACTACACCGTTGGCCACGAGTTCACCATTGTGGACCAGTCGTCCCCCCTTAACAACTGCCGGATCACCGTCTGTGACCGTCACGAGTTGAAGAAGAACTACGGCCTGACCTGCCTCCACATCAAGTTCAACCCCGGTATGGCTCCGGTCGAGGTGTCGCTGTGAGACTGGCCTTTACACCCCATTGCCCTGACCACCTCATTGTGGTCCCTGGCTACCACCCAGCCTATGGTCTGGATGACAGCACGAGAGCCAGAGTGCTGAGCCTCATCATCTTGGACGGCCTGCCTGTAAAGCAGGCTGCTGCCCTCAACAACGTCGGCCTCTCCACCGCCTATCGGTGGGTCTCCCATAGCAAGAAAGGTCTCTGACATGTTCTCATCGTCGTTCAACACCCTCAGCATCACCGACTACACCAAGGCCCTCTCCAAGTGGGAGGGCACCAAGCCGATCCGTGGTCGGCGTGACCAGAACACCCGGCCCCTCTACAGGAGGGGCGACGACACCAAGACCATCCGCCAGCTGTCCAATGGTGGCATTGCTTTCCGTCTGTGGTCCACTGACGTGGTGACGTTCAGCACCGATGGTACGGTGGAGCTGGAGCCCTATGCCTCGGTCTCGACCTGTGCCTTCGTCAAGGCTGTCCTTGGGTGGGGCTCTAGTGTCCATGCTCACTGGTCTGACCGTGCCACCCCCTTGCCGGACAACGTCACCCAAGTCGGCGGTAAGTACTACCACACCCCCCAGTTCGCCACTCTGGGCAAGGTCGACGGCACCACCTACCGCTGGTCTCTACTGGCTGGGTCTGAGCCGTTCGAGGTCACCACCCTCGACAAGAAGCTGACCAAGGACGCCCTCAGCGACACTGGCTACAACCAGTTCAAGGTCTGGCTGACCACCCAGATCAGGATCGGTTTGGACCCCCGTCAGGGTGACAGCTGGCGCAGAGGTCCCTACGACTGGTCACACCGTGAGGTCAGTGGGTATCTGACAGCTGGTCCAGAGGGCTGGGGTGAGCTGGTTCGGCGGATGGCCAAACGCTGTGAGGTCGACCGGGAACTGGAGATGCTGCGCCGTGCTGTGTACAGGTATGCTGGAGCAACCACCGAGACCGCGGTGCCCTACTTCGAGGACTACAAGGCCATGACCAACGCCTTCGCCGCGATGCGGAAGCATGGCTGATGCCGGGGCAGGAACACACTATGACAACACTTCACTGGGTCAGGCTGACACCGAGTAGGGTCGTCACTGGCCACAACGGCAACGGCAACGGCTACGGCTACGGCAACGGCTACGGCGACGGCAACGGCTACGGCAACGGCGACGGCTACGGCAACGGCTACGGCGACGGCTACGGCAACGGCTACGGCAACGGCTACGGCAACGGCAAGGGGAGAGCACTATGAAGATTGTGGTACTTACAAACGGTTTCGTGTTGGTGTGCAGGACGTACACCATCGTCGACGGCCATCTACACATGACCAGCGTCCGGTGTATCCGGGCATGGGGCACCGCTCAGGGACTCGGCCAACTGGTGAACGGCCCGACATCAGACACCAGACTGGACACCATGATCCCGGTGGTGGCAGCCCCCCTCCACTCGCTCGTGTTCAACTTCGACATAGTCGAGAGTGCATGGGCATCCCACATATAGTCGAAACCACCTTCGGGTGGTCTGGTCAGGGTGGCTCCCTGATCACTGATGAGACAAGCCATAGGAAACCACACAATGCGTCCATCCCTTCTCTCTGACACTCTCGTGTCCCTCATCTCGATCAACCGCACCGTCGCCGTAGAGGGCGCTCCCGGTGGTGGCAAGACCACGTTGATCCGCGATGTGACCCACTCTATGGGTCTGCACTACATCGAGAAACACATGCCGACCATGCTGGTCGAGGACTTCGGCATCCCTGTCCTCGGTGCCAACACCCTGACCTACCAGATTCCGGACTGGTTCCCTGCCAAGGGGTCACGCTACGACGACGGTCGTGGTGGTGTGCTGTGCTTCGACGATCGGAACCAAGCCCCGGCTGACATCCAGAAGGTGCTGGCCAACATCCAACAGGCCCGTAACCTCCATGGTGTCGAGCTTGCCAGTGGCTGGACAGTCATCTCCACTGGTAACCGCCAGTCTGACCGGGCCGGGGCCAACAGGGTGCTGTCCCACCTCCGCAATCGTGAGACTGTGCTGGAGTTCGAGACCAACCTCGACGACTGGTCCAGTTGGGCCCTGACACATGGTGTCAAGCCCGAGGTGGTGGCCTTCATCCGCTTCCGTCCCGGTCTGCTCCACGACTTCGACTCCAACAAGGACCAGAACCCCACACCTCGTTCGTGGGTGGAGGGTGTCAGCTCTGTGCTTGGTGTCGTCGCTCCGGAGGCTGAGTACGACTGCTTCAAGGGTGCCGTTGGTGAGGGGGCAGCGGCAGAGTTCGTGGGCTTCATGAAGATTTACCGCAAGCTGCCCAACCCCGATGCCATCCTGCTCAACCCTGACAGTGCTGACGTGCCGACTGACCCGGCCACCCTCTACGCTCTGTCCGGCGCCATCTCCAGCCGCATCTCCAGTGCCAACATCAGCCGGGCCACGACCTACCTCGGCCGCTGCCCGGCGGAGTTCTCTGTGCTGGCCATGTCCATGGCTGTCCGCCGTGACCCCTCTGTCACCTCGACCAAGGGGTTCATCGACTGGGCCATCAAGAACCAGAACGTGCTGTTCTGAGTGTTGCACTGCTCTAAACTAGCTGTTAAGTATGTTATATGTAACAGGAGGATACCTCAATGCGAAAGACCGACCCGCTCTACCAACGCTGGTGCAACATCAAGCAGCGGTGCTTTAACCCTAGGAACACAGGCTACC